AACATCTTGACGTAAGAAGTTAGATAACTGAGTACTATCTCTTAAGTAAGGTGAACGTAATAGTTTAGCACCAGGTCGATAAGCAATTGCGAAACCACCTTCTGGGAAGTCAAAGTTATCAACTTTAAAGTTCTGGTAACCAAATCCTTGAACGTAACCACCAGATCCTACAAGAATACCGTTATTGTTTTCGTAGCCAGGAAGCATTTCAATAACCGTTGCGTACTGACCTGCTGTTGAAGTACAAGAACAGTCATCAGGTAACATCAAGTTACCCTTTGTATAATATGTTCCAGGACCAACAGAAATATGAACAGCGTTGTTAATTGCGTTACGATTTAATTCGCCGCCTGCTTTTTCTAAACAAAGTTCAAATGCTCTTTCCAGTGTTCTTACTGGTTGCATCATTGTTCCTGGGTTATCATCGTCACCAGAACCGGCATCTACATTAACTTTAAGTGCCTGTGCTGTTTTCTTTGATACTTCAGAGAATAGTTGTCCGAAGTTTATTTGTTCTGTATCGCCTGTCTTTTCGTTACGAATTGCGAAGTAACTTTCATCATCGATTGGTGCCTCAAACTCTTTGCTGAGATTCATATCGAAGTCGACAAGTTGAGATTTATCAACTATGCCTGTAAAGGTTGATCCTGTTATTGTACCATTATCGAACGATGATCCGTTTGCACTTAAGCCTTCAGCAGTTGAACTACCAATTGACATGTTAGTGGCAACAACATTATCCATCGTACCTTGGAATTCACTGTTAGTAATAACACTATCAGAGATTGTAGAATCATCAATCGTTGAATTGGTTAGGACAACGTTATTGCCTGTACCGTCATTAAATTCAGATTGTGTTATGACAATATTATTGGCAGTAGAATCTGTAATTACTCCATCAGAGAAATCAGAATTAATGATTGTTGCATTATCAATATCACCGTCTGTATAGGTGGCATTAGTAATGTCGGTATTATCCATCGTACCATTAGTAATAGCAGTAGCATCAATCGTACCAGAATTAAACTCTGAGGCGGAGATGATAGTATTATTTGCTGTAGAATTTGTGATTGATGAGTTATCAATCGTTGAATTGGTCAGGACAACATTATTGCCTGTACCTTCATTAAATTCTGAACTTGTTATGACAACGTTGTTAGCAACACTATCAAATAATCTTGAAGACGTAATCGTTACGTTATTGGCTGTACTATCATTTAATTCAGAACTTGTAAGTACAACGTTATTACCTGTGCCATCATTGAAAGATGAATCAGTAATTGCTACGTTATTTGCAGTGCCATCGTTGAAAGATGAATTAGTAATTGCTACATTATTTGCTGTACTATCAAATATTCCACCGTCTGTAAACGTGGATGATGTAATTACAATGTTATTAGCAGATGAGTTGGTAATGACTGTATCGTCTATTGAGCCGCGAACAAAGTTAGTATCTTCGATTTCAGAATTATCTATATCAACGTTGTCTAGACGCGAATCAGACATTCTCACACCAGAGATAGTTCCTCCAGTGATCGTTATTCTAGAAAAGATTTCATATTGAATTGCTTCAACTAATTCTTGTCTAGTTATATTACTTGTACCGTCGTCACCTTGGACTAGATTAACAATAACGAACAGGTCTTCTGTTCTAGTATTGGCACCTGTAATCGGAGGTAGTTCTGAAATTTTTGCCATCTTTAGTCTTTTCCTTGTGGTATTACCTTATTATTTATAAGACCAATACATCAATTACTCTTTGTTTATAAGCTTGTTTTCTAAAACATTTACCTTTTCACTCAAATCTTTTATTGCATTTATTAGCAACGGCACTAATTGTTGGTATCTTACTGCTTTGTAAGTACCATCTTCCATTTCAATATCATAAACTACTTCAGGAACTAACTCTTCAATCTCCTGAGCAATAACACCAGGATGCGTATCCTGAGGTCTGTTTTTATAGTTAAAGGTATATGTCTTTATTTGTTCTATCGTTTCCAATCCTTTATCGAGAGGAACAATATTTTCTTTTAATCTTTCGTCTGATGCAGATCCGTTTGTCGTTACATCACCAGTAAAGTATCCATTACCTGATTGGTCAATAGAAGCCCTAATAGTACTGCCGGACTTAACATAAATAATTCCACCAGTTGTTTGAATATTTCCAGTCGTTGCGAACGCACCATTAACACCTGCGCCTGCACCAGACCAATAAAACGATTCAACATTACTGCCGCTGGTTGTCGCGTTTAATACACCAAACGGCGATCCTGAGACCTGCTTGCCAGACATAAATGCTTCATCACTAGAACCTATTGAACCAGTTGCGATAAACTTATTACCTTGATAACTGTTTAGTTCGCCTTCTCCGTCAAATGATATCACACCAGTTGAAGCGTTAACGTTAATACCGTCTCCGCCTGTTACTGCAGCTCTTACTCTTGCCGTTGTATGATATAGATTCGTTGAACCTTCTGATACATCGTCAGTACTTAAACCTGCACCACCTGGACCGATTGATAAACTACCAACCGTTAACTCGCCAGTTACCGTTGCATCTTCTGTTATGGATAAGTTAGGAACTGTTAAAGTTCCTGCGGTTGATAATGAAAACTTATTAGGAGCAACGCCTGTATTAATAATAAAGTTGCCAGGATTTGAATTTTCTAATCCTACGTCCCAAGACAAAGAACCGTTAGTGTATCGTGTTTGTGCACCAGCACTATTCTCAAAAGTTGTAGTTAATTGAGAAGCACCTGTAACTTTAAAAGCACCATTAACATTAACCGGAGCGCTACCAGTGACAGCTTCAATTGTATCGGTACTTATCTTTGTAGAACCAATTACATTAGCTGCAGTAAAGTTTCCAGTAAGTGTTGCACTGCCAGGGGTTTGACTACCACCTGGTGCTGCCGTCACCACATTAGTCGCTAATAGTTCAACTATCTCGTTTGTCTTGTTAAACCAATTTTGGAAGGTTTGCGAAGTTGTTATACTACCTAGATCCTGAGCCATTTATTTTTCTTCCAGTTTTTCTATTCTTTGGTAAATATCAAGAATACTCTTTTTAATATCCACTAAGTCATTTTGTATTCGGTCTACTTTGCGATAATAGTTCCGTTCTATTTTATATTTATTGAGAGCGGCAGCATCAGTACTAAGAATTGCTCCATTTGTTTTATCTCTATTAATACTCATTATAGTTCCTATAATTCCTATGTCAATGCTAGGCCGCGGTAATCTTTTAGTGTTGGCGCGTTGTGTATGTTTGGAGATAGTAAATCAATACGAATTTGGAATCTCTTGAATCCTTCAAACACTCCACTCTGTGATGTATAAGTTAGTGGTCCACTTTCAACGGAACCAGTTTTATTTGCATCTTTAATTTTATATTTAAATTCTCTGTAATCGCGTAGGTTTGATATTGTAGAATAAGATCCTACTCCTTCAAACTTTTCTAATTCAGTCCATGCTAAGGAATCAAACGAATCAGAGTCATATTGATTTTGAGCTTTAATATAAACTTTAATATCTGTTCCTGAAGGACGATACGCAGAAAGGATTAGGTTGAAATCTTCAGCATCAAGATCTTCCGCTAATTCAATTTTCTTACTAATGTATTTTGCAGTTGTATCAGAATCATTAGTAATCTTATATTGATATGCAATAAGTTTAGACGATTCAATATCAATGAACGGAGTAGATGTTACGTTACTTCCATTCTCCATTGCGATATTTATTGTGAATGCTTTAACACCGGCTGGATCGTTTGATTTACTATAAAGAATAACACCTTTCTCTGCGAAATGGTTGTTATCATTAAACTGCATTGTCTTCAAGTAAGTAGTTGATGTACTAGAAGGAGGTACAAAAGTTCCTGTTAGCGAAGTTCTTGAAGTTGAATCATTTGCCTTCATAATCATAGGTTGGACATAACTTAAGTTGATATCGTTAATAGCAGAAACATTTGCTGTTGAAGTACTATCAAGACCAACTATATTTGCACCTACGTTAAATTGTTTTGCGGTAGTTGCAGAAGAATGAGCAACATGACATTCGTAAGGATTTCTTTGAACATCATATAGATCTAATTCACCGGCAACGACAGGCATATGATTACCTGCTCCAGAGAACGAAGGCGGAGTTTCCAATATAGCTGTAGTGGCATTTGTGATTGAAGCAATCATATGTATTTCTATTTTAGACGAAGAAGTATTTACAATTCTTATATAATCACCAGCAGCATAAACTGTATCGAGTGCTTGTGCGCCCGTTATTGTTTTAGAACCTGCGGTAGTATTAATACCTGTATTGCCAGGAGTGGATAATAATTGATAAACTAATTCACCTGGTGTAAACCTTCCTGTGATATTACTTAATGACAGGAATTCGTGATTTGCGTTTGTTAATTTAACAGTACCTGTTGAAGAATTAAAGTTATGTCTTCTTATAGCAAATTTAATATCTTCGTCTTGGTATGATTTCCAAGCAGAGTTATTTGTTGAAGTAAATAGAACACCGTCACCCCAATCCTGAGTAATAGCAGAACCTTTCGTTGCTCCTGGTGTTAAATCAACCCCACCAACTTTAGAAGTATAAATTAAGTAATTAGGATCTGATGCATCAGGTTGTACTACAATTGAGTATTCTTTTTCAACATCTAAACGTACAGGCGCCTCAAAGGTAAATGTTGTTGCTGCCGAAGCATCTTCAGAAGTATTTACATTAGCAGGTAATTTATGAACATTTGCGAATGGCAAGATTCTGTTTGTAGGATAACCATTTACTACTTCACGTATTTGTAAAGATACTCCGTTCAATGCACCTGCATCATCACCACCCGAACCTGTCTGAGTTGGTTTACGACGGAAGTATACATCAATATCAGATAAGTAAATTGAATTAGAACCTGCACCCATACCTTTCTTAACAAAGAATGTTTGCGCAAGCGGATCTCTTCCTCGAATACGTCGAGCAACGTTTCTTGTTGTTACTGTTGTATTTACATCAAAGTTTGGAGATCTTGTTGAAGTTGTTAAACTTGTTTTCTCAACGCTGAAGTTATACGCTCGATATGTAACAAATCCTTTACTTGTTGAAGCAGAAGAAATATTATCATATACACTTACATCGGCAATTTCTAATACTCTATCACCTACATAGAATGTTTCAGCAGGTAAATGGAACACTGCTCTTAATACACCGTTTGCATCTGTTAGAACTGAAGCTCCTTTATCACCATACCTACCAACCGCACCTACTGTATCGGCGGTAATTGAACCTGGCATTATATGGGCATCAACGTTCACTCCATCAAAGAAGAAGTAATGTCTTTGATTAGGTCTTAATCCTGACATATAAACTTTGATATCTCTTGCGGCCATATATGGTTGGAATCTAAAGTCGGAAACAAATTCACCAACAAACGCTTCTGTTGTTCTTGAACTGTCTATTTCAACTTGACTTGATCTTGTTGTAATAGTAGTTGTTTGTGTTCCTGCGCCACGGCTGCCATCGGCAACAAAGCTACTAACAGATGAAGTATCAGTCATAGGTATGAATGCTTGAATCTCATCAACGAATTCTTGGAAAGGAGCAGTTAAATCAATATCAATAGAAGCAGGATTAACTGTCGTATCATAAGCAGCATCGTAAGGTGGAGATATAACTCCATCACCTACATACTTGTAGAAGTTACTTACACAATTTCTAAAGTTAGTTGCATAAGGTTGTGTGATTACTTCAACATTAGAATTCCTTCCTACAGTCGCTGCCTTAGCATCAGCAGTGGATGGGAAGATCGAAGAGCCCGACGCCGAATCGTATATCAAATCTAATGGGAATGTTTTTAACGAAGGAGTTAAAATTTTCTGATTAAACGGTATTGCGGCATTAAACTGTGGATGATTGATTTCTGATAACCGTAAATTGTTAAAAGGATCTACAACGAAACCATTCTTAAATCTGTTTAAACCGTTCTCATCACGTACAACTAAATTATCTGTTTCAGATTCTAATTGATTCAATGAAATATAGTATGCCATGTTATCAATCTTCTTTTCAAGATCGTGCATATCTTTCATTGTGTAATTCTTAACACCTGTTGCTCTTGGCTTAATGCTATAACCAGGTTTACGAAGAATATCAGCCTGCTTCTTAGATAACGCAGGGAAAGTTGGAATCTCAACATTTGCGATTGCTAATTGATCTGTTGTAAGCTTTGGTGGAACAGGCATTTTCTGTTCTTCACCTTTAATGATAACAATCTCACCATAAGAATCGCAAGCAATCGTATCAATTCTTGATAAGTAATGTTCTATACTTGTTTGTAATGATTGTTGTGCAGCAGGAACTAATGCAGCTCCTTTTTGACTAAACGATACTGTATTGAACCCAACCTGTGTTCCAATTGTTGGAGCATTACCTATAACCGCCGAATAATTTGCAGATGCATCTTTATTCACGTGCGGTCTGAAATCAAAGCAATCTCTTAAGTTATATGTTTGACCTGACTCTGATACATAAGAAGGAATATCAAACTTACTTAGAGTATTGGGATAACTGTTAATCGTAAAGAAGTATTTACCAGTTGAAGTATTTACCTCAAAGCATTGCAGATTAACTGTCATAACACCACTTGGCGCAGGACGACCTTCAATATATTCTACATAAGATAGATCGTAATAAGTATCTTTCTGATTCTCTTTTAATCTAAAGCTGCTTGTAAAATCTTCTCCTGATGCATTTGTAATACTTACAATTTTAAATACATCTGGGAAACCTAAACTGTATTGTGTTTTAACGTTTGAGTAACTAAACTTAATATAAGTATCACGTAATGTTTTAGCATAAGGTGAGATACCACTTGATGAACCAATCTGTCTTTTATTGTAAAATACTTCTACTGAACCATTTAAACTACCTGCACAAACAATATTAAGTTGTGAATTATTCACAGCGGTAGTGGTACTTATAACAGGATATGTTGTTCCTGCCAAGTTAACTCGAATATCGTCGTTAAGACAATTAAAATCTTCGCCTGGTCCTGCAGTTAATGTAATCGTGCCAGCTGTTGCCGTTCCTGTATTCTGAGCTCTACAAGGAACAAGAGTATTTGATGTTGCGAATATTCCGTTAATACCAGTATCAAAGACTAATGCTTTTCTTCCCGTTTCTTTAATAACAGGTGAACCGATAGAATTTGTTCTTATAGGTACATCACCACTACCATCTGATAATTTGGTAATGTCTTTAATAGCTTGAGCACCGTTATATACAGCAGAGTGAATATAGATTCTTTTATCTGTTATGTTTTGTACTGAGACTGCACCAACTGAATTACTTCCTGATGTTTGCGCATCTGCTGGTGAAAGAATACCTAAATTCAAATAACCTTGCGAGGCACTTGTAGTATCAATTTCAAAATAGTTTCCATATTCCATTGAAACGTTTTGATTGTTAACTGTTTCGGTTTGTCCTATTTGATCTATTTGGAATGAACGTTCACCAGAATTTTCTACTCTATAACCTTTCACATATGCAGTGCCAGGTCCAACGACACATTGTACTTCACTATTGGCAGCACCAGTAGGAATACGATCATCGGTAGTTATTGGGAACGTTTCTAAAATGTAATTACCAGATTCTTCGTAGGTACGTCGAGCCATCTCTTCGCCCAATACGTTGTATTGAGAAACATCTCTTACAGTAATTGCATTACCATTTTGATAACGAGCCAATGTAAAGAAGTCTGAATTCTGAGTTCCGTCTGAAGTTTCCAATACTGTTAACGTAGGAACAAGTTTTAATCTGTCTGCACCTGGGGCATTTTCATTCCTAGAACCGTTTGCATTATCGTATAGGCTGTTATCTTGTAGGTTATTAATTAATCTTTCTGATACTAAATAACCAACTGATTTATTATCGGCAACATTACTATATTTTTCAACAACCAATCTTTGTTCTGCTGTGAATATAAAATGACCTTTCTGAAATACAATACCAGGAGCAGCTTCGATACCGAATGCTCTACCAACATGTGGATTTCCTGCTGTAGGCGAACCATACACTGCAAGGCCTGTGTTAATAACAATATTAACTGATAAGGCTTCGTTCGTGGTTCCTCTTAAATATTTGAATCTCGTTACAACTAACGCTTCACCAGCTTGGAATTGAGTTTGGCCTGCATTACCGATGTTAGTGTAGTTAATAAAGAAAGTGTTTAGATTTGGTGGTCTTGTTTGAAAACCTTTTGCGGCTTGAACGATTTCTGCTTTAAGGCCAGAAGATTGTCCTTTTACCTGATAAACATAGTCAAGTTCAACTTCTTGACCTGCTAATGTTTCAACCGCAGATGTACTGATATATGATTCTGCATTGAATCCTGTAGGGCCGTCATTTAGTTTTACGTATTGAAGATCATCAAGTTCTGTAAAGTTACAGCCTTTTACAATTGAGCCTTCTTTGAATACGTTATCTCCAAATGATTCTACCTGATTTTGAAGTATGCTCTGAAGTTGTGTAAGTTCTCTTGCCTGTATCGCGTACCCAGGCTTGAACATAACTCGATAGAACTGCTTCTCGGCATCATAGTCATCGAAGTATGGTGCTTGGTTTAAGTTTTTATTAATAGGCATCTTTACTTACGTTCCTTAAAATTCCAGTACAAATTTAAATTCTTCTCGCGAGAGATCGGTTCTTGCTAGTGGGAAGAAGTCCTCCATGAAGTACACTTCGCCCGTTCTCTGTTTGTAATCCGAATATGTAACATTATCTGCTACAGGATTATTTATTGTTATTCTCTGACCAGTATTCGAGGTTATTGCTAAATTTGGATTAAATGATGTATCTCCATTACCAACCAAAGCATTATTTCTATATGGTCCGATATATTCTGCTAAAAATACCGTATTTGAAGTTTCGTCAATCTCGTGTATTTGAGCACTAAAGACAACTTCGTTATTTACATCAATTTGGGTGATTGTGCTATTTGCGTTTAATCTTCCATAATCATCTGTTATAATCGCGATTCTATTATCAAAGACATCAGGTTCGGGTGCGGTATTTGCTTGACCGCTTCTCCATGTAGCTACGCCTGTCATATCTCTGAAAGTTGGGCTTTTTACAATACCAATACATCCGTAAGTATTCTTATCTCCGATCTTTGTATTGTCTTCTGCTGTAATGAATCCATACATTGAAAAATGTTTACATCTAAATTCATCCAACAAACTATAACCATGACCGCCTTTCGGTTCAATGATAGGTTGAATAATTGCTCTTACATCTGCTGATTCAGTTCCGCCTGGGTTAAAATCAATGAGAGGATCTACAACAGTCGCAATAGCGTTGTTATATCCTGTACCTTTATTTAAAAGAATAATTTTATTAATACCACCATTATCAATTTCAGGTACTGCTACTGCTCCGTCACCGTCTCCGCTAATTTTAACGCGAGGGAAGATTTTAATATTTGCATTAATCGTTGCTGTTGATACCAGGAAGTCTGTTAAACCTTTCCATGTACCACCTGACGTATATCCGCCAAAGCTAGTACCATCAAGATCCAATGTTAATAATGAATTTGTTTTTAATTGGAATGTATCTGCATTCACAACTTGAACATAAAAAGTAGTTTCAGCAAGTGTATCTGTGTCTGCTTCATTTACATTTAATTCTGTCATACCAACAACGTTTCTAAATGTAATTGGTTGACCATTAACTAAGTTATGAGATGTTGATGTAATTACGACAGGCTCTGCTAGAGTTGCATTCTCTACGTTCCCGCGGGTTGGATTCGATAATTCTTCACCTACAGTAATTTCAGCCAGGCCATTTCCTTGAATCAGATTATAAGCTTTTATTTCAAATAGATTCGTAACACTTGAACTTGGGTTTGTGGCATAAAAGAATTGACCTGTATAGTAATTTTCTGTTGCTTGCCAATCTTGCTCTTTTGGATCAATTTCTAATTTAACATTACCGTGAGAAGAGGGACCGCCAACTCGCTCTGGTGGACGACCATCGCCTTTTATAAGACCATTCTTTTCTTCGTACCCATTATTAACAATAGAATTAGTAACTTGAATCTCAGATATACCACCACCGTAAACCTCTGCTGGTTCAACGGTTGCAGTAGGATCAATTGGTATATAACCTAAAGCGTTATAACCTTCGAATTGTAATGTAGTGAGACGATACATATACTTCCAAACATAACCGTCGGCAGTTTCGTATACTTGATTTATATTAGCAGCATCGAAAGTAGGTGGTGCTTGTGAACCAACGTCTTCGTTATTATTAAGGCATTTATAAACTCTGTAATCATCAGTGTCGTTATCGTTTGGACCGACTACGGCATAAAAGTTTAAACCATCAAGATCTATTTTATCATCGTATTCAGCATACACAATACCTCGTTGCCAAGGGTAATACTTTATCATAAAGTTAATATCTTGATTGCGTATCTTTTTACCAAATAACGTCTTTTCTAAAAATTCGTTTTGCGAAGTAGCAGAATCAACAGGCTCAATTCCACCTATGCTAGAAACAAACATATAATAGTCGTCATTAGCCTTTGCGTCAGCAATGAATAACTTATTAACGTCTTGATTAAAATTGTTTGTTAGAATTTCAGCCATTGTAATTTAATTCTCTATATTTTAGTTTATTTATATCCATTGAACTAACCTCTCTTTCTTATTCTTGGCCTTGGATACGCTAATCCACTTGTAGGTCTTGCTTTTGCATTTACTTTTGGAAAACTCATTCCTGTTTCAGGTCTTTGATTAATCCATCTTAATATTCTATTTGGAGAACCTTGTAAACTTTGGAAATCAGTACTACTATCAGTTCCTGTATCATACATTACATCTTTAGTTGCGTTTGCTTCTATCCAAGCATTGGCTTCAGCTTGATTTAAACCAGGATTACTTTCTGCAAGCAATGCAAGTACACCACAAACTTGTGGACTCGCCATGCTTGTTCCACTAATCTTACCGAGATAATACGAACCATTTCTAGAATCAGTAACACCACCATAACCATTTGTTAAAAATGAACTCATTATATTGTCACCGGCTGCATGAACATCAACTGCGTTACCACAAGTTGAGCTAACTCTTTTACGATCATCTCTATAAACATCTACTGCCCCAACATTTAAAGTAGGTTCATTCTGACCAAGCGAGCCAGGTCTATTACTCGGTATCGAAGCTGCATATGCATTTGATCCTGCTCTTAGGTACAAGTAATTTTGATAATCTTGATCACCAACTTTAACATTTTTCTGCGCGTTATTTCCTGATGCCGTTACTATAATAATACCATCGGCTATTGCGTCGGTGATATCTGCATTGATTGAGTTTGCAGCATAAGCGATATACCAGTTGCCACCAGATGGTACATTTATACCTCTTGCTTCTAATTCAGAATCATTTAAATCAATACCTTGATCACCGTACTTATCGTAGGTTACTCCTCTATATCTAACTATGCCAACTCCATCATAAGATCCGTTTGTAATGTAACTATCTCTAGTGACACCACCGCCATAACTGTTATTAGTTATTGTAGGATTTCTTCTACCAGTTTCTGCGTTGATTGGTTTTGTGTTATGCCATTCACGAATATAATCCCACAACGTGGAAGGAGAAAGAGGTGAACTATTAACAACTTGGTTTACAGCACCGGCATAATAAAATTCTATACTATAAATATTTGCATCTCTAGCCCAACCAAGAGTATTTCCTGCTACAGTCCCACCAACATGAACACCATGATTAGTATCGTTCTCGACTCCTATTGTACCATAATCATAAGTACCGTTTGCACCAAGACCTAATTGGTTTGTTAGAGAGAACCAATTAAACGCCTGTACTCTGCTTCCGCCTGTTCCATCAGCGTTGATAGCAAACTCTGGGTGTCCTTGAGCAGTTGTTGTAATTGATCCATCAACAATTACTACATCAACATTTTTTCCTGAAGCAGTTATATTAACAGCGGCAGATGTTTCTTTTGTGCTGCCACCCAATGCAGTATCTCCCCACGTACCACTTTCTGCGTTGGTTCCAATAGTATGTCGTAATATTCCCCAATTTTTGTCTCCTACAGCGACTCCATCGTTACTTCTTTTCCATGTACCAGATTCAGAATACCCTGTAGTTTTCCATTCTATAAGATCAATAAATGCTTTTGATTCTACACTCATTACTCGAGAATCTTTTTCTAATTCAATCACTTCTTCGGGAGTTAACATATAATGAGTATTACGACTAATCGCTCTTCTTAAGTGTAAGTCAACTGTTCTATCAGGAATGTATAAGTCACCGCCAGGCGTTTCCATATCATTATAGAAATCGTCTAAGTCTTCTCTATTATGAAGAGTGACAATATATTCTTCCATTATTTTAAGCCTCTAATTGTAGAATTTCGATTGCGACTGTAATTGATGCAGTACCACCACTTTTATTTCTTACTGTAATTGGAATGTTGGTTGTTGGTGTTGATTCTAAATTATAACCAATTGTTCCTGGAGACAGTTTTACTTTTTGACCACTTGTTGTGATTACTTCAGCGATCACACCTGCATCTGGTGTAGGGTCTGTAGATTCACTTCTTGAGCTATCAGCTGTTCGAGACGCGCCATCTGTATAAAGTGTTACCCAAGCAGCCGCTGATGTTGTAATTGTATATAATGCGTATCCTTTAAATCCAGTAATGTCAATGCTAGCAGATGCGCCGTCAGCAATTGAAGATGTTGCTTGTGATGGAGAAGTACGACTTGGCAAACTTCCACCGCCTGCAGAAGGATCAGCAATAGTAATCGTTCCTTTCATACTTGAATGAGCAGTACAAATATATTCGTAATCGCCACTTATAGATCCTGGTACTTTCCAATATAATGTACCAGTTGTTTTGCCTTGAGCACCTGAACCAGTTGTTCTTGCACCGTCAGCAGCAATATGAATTAATCCAGTACTATATGCAGCATCACTAGTTGTTTGAATTTGGAAAGGATGAGAACTAGTAACACCTGTTAAATCAAATGCAATTGTTTCGCCAGCATTAACATATATTGTCGGGTTATCAGACGACCCATGAATATCAGAACGATATGCGGTTGAACCGTTTGGTGTCATTACATGAACCGATGTAGCAGGAACCGCAATATCATGTACATCTAAATCAGCAAGAGCAATTTCAGTTAATGCAGCAAAGGTTGAAGAACCGCCACCACCTGTTTGATCTGTAACCCAAGCAAAGTCAGAACCTGTCCAACTTAATATTTGATTTGTAGAAGCTCCACTTGTATTTAAATGGGCATTAACATCGGCATCAGCATAACTGCCACCGCCACTTACTGTTGTGAATGTAAATGCGCCACTGCCGTCTGTCGTTAATACTTGACCGCTTGATCCGTCTGTACCGACATCTGATAAATTAAGTAAACTTGTTACACCACCACTTCCCGCATCGGTCCAAGCATAATCAGACCCATTCCAGCTTAATAGTTGATCACTAGACGCAGCTCCGGTATTTAAATGTAAATCTATATCTGTGTTTGCGAATGAACCGCCACCGCTACCGCCTTCAACCCAACTGTAAGAACCATTTGCGCTTGTACTTAAAACGTAACCGTTAGTTTCACTACCGATAATGTTTGTATTATAAACAAACGGATTAAGAGGATCTACATAACTTGTAGGAGCGCCGCCTGACGTATCCGTTAATAACTTATTCCATGAACCGTGCGCGTAATATAATGAACCTGTGTCATGAGCATGGCCTATAGAACCATGATATGTACCTGGGTTAACATTATCGAGATTTAGTTTCGTATCATATAAGAAAGATACTTTGTGTGGTTTACCTAACAAGTCTAAATTGCTGTTAATATCAAATAGATCTACTGGATTATTTGCATCTCCTAACGCAAGATAAAGCTCATTAAAATTATCATTGGTTTTGTCGAATGCATTTCTTAACGGATCACCTGTCCCGTCGTTAGCGGATGCACCGATACTAATTATTTGTTTAGACATTTTGTTTTCCTAAAATTCTTTATAGTTATATTTATTGGTTATGAAGGCGGCGTTGTAATATCATAATCGTTTTCTAAGTACTGGCCAAGCAAGTGTTTCATATCATCCGAGACAACGTGGGCAACATCTTCACGTAAGAATATTACACTTCCATAATCATAAATTCTACTTGTTCCACCATACGTCGGACCTGTTGTTAATTGAAGTCCAGTATAGCCTTGTGCTTGTGCGAACCTAAACACAGACTCTGTAGCAGGTAAGAAGTTAACTCCTACGAATGGACCGCCAGCATAAGGAACGACAGTATCTGCTCTTCCGTTCATTTGAACAATTCTTCTTTGTGGTATTGGGTTCTGCGCTGTATCGTAACCATCATTAGGATAAGTATCACCTGTAAATAAATCATTTGCTGGATACCAGAATGAACTATCTCTGTATTGGAAATCGTGAGTTTGTGATATCATACAGACGATCGTATCAACAGAAAGATCGTTAATTTCAACAGCGGCTCTCAACGCAAGTGCACCACCATTTGATACACCTACAATACGAATCTTAGTATCGTCAACGTTATTATATAGTTTCAGCTTAGTAATAAGTTCTTCCAACATAGTAATGTCAGGACCATTTGAAGTTTCATTTGAAATATTCCAACTATTTAAATAGCCGTTAACTCCAACACATATATGTCCTGGCAATTCACTAGAGAATTGACTTACCATTGCTGAACCTGTTCCGCCATTACCGTGTAATAAAATAGCAACTGGGAATGGTCCTGATCCTGATGGTATGGCTGCCGTTGCAGTGTAATCATGGAAACCTTGATTCCAATTCTTTGTAATTGTTAGATCAGCAACGTTAGCTTGAACTAATGTTAATCCACCTGTACCACCTGGTTCGTGATCGGCCGACACATACGAGCTATCAGCAGTAAAGTTAGTAACACCTGCATTTAGACTTGTAATATCAGCAATATCGAATGGAGATCCAGTTCCTTGGTCGTTGAATCTTCGTAAGAACCTAGGTTTAATTGTTCCGCCTACCTTTGCCTTAAATATAAAATCGCCAAACAGTTTTGAACCTGCCAAGTGCATATTTTCTTTTAATAACTTTTCGTAATTCTCTATAGGTAAACTTGATTTAATTTGATATGAATACTCTTGATAGAAATCACTATCCTGTATTCTCTGTCCTGAATCAAAGTATTCTTGATCGTATACATTAATGTTCTCATCGAATTCCCAGACAAGGTTTTCCATTGACTTATACCAAACCTGTTCTTTCAATGCTGGAACAACGATATTATTCCATCTTGCCGTAATAGCTGCAGTAGCAGTTTTTGATCTTATCTGTGTAAGCCATGTTACAGTTGCGGATGAGATTGCCATACCCTGTTTACTTAAATCATATATTGCGTATCCATCCGAAGCAGTACTATTAAACCAAGGCTCAAATTGAGGAGATAGAATAGGATAGGTTGATATTGGATTAGCACCTAGAACTATTTGTTCAACTATTAAAGGTAAAGATGCATCAGGTAGATTCGTTTTCGTTGTTGTTACACCATTTTGTTTCCAACCACTTAGGTGAGAATTAGTTCCTGCCGAATATCCGCTCGTTACACCTTGAGTGTCCGCTTTAATAATACCGTGAGAAACAAAATCATTATTAGCTGTTCTTAATTCACCCAAACCATTTGCGAAATCAGTTATCTCTGATTCGTCTACTTCGTATTCCCAATAACCAAAACCAGAATTTAATATATTTACTTCTGAAATCTTTCCTACGGCAAATTCTGTTTCTGGTTCAACAATTGCATTATCACCAAATCTTCCGGTTCCTGCGAAATCAGTTGATATACTTAAAACATTTTTTATCTGAGTTGGTGCATTCTCAAATGTAATGTTTTCGTTTCTGTTTAATCCATCAATATTAAATGGAGTAATAGTAATAAATCCATCTTGTTGATTAACATCTGTTACGACACCATTTATACCAGAAGTTGCACCGCTTATTCTATCTTTTACAGAGAACGAACCTGCGTCACCAGCATCAGTAAATAAAACAATTTGATTCTTGCGATCTATATTTTTAAGTAACGAATCTTGCGCAATCGCAAATACATCATTCTGGTAATCGGAACCAGGATTAATATTATCAAATCCTACAATAGAACCAATTGTTAAATCTTGAATATCAAAGGCGTCTGATAATACTGTGTAAATATTTGGAGCAACGGTAGTGCCCGTCATATTAGTTGCGCCACTATTATAATCACTTACGTTTGGATCACCAGTCACAGCTGGACCAATATCAGTTTGATGTAATTGTATTGGTAAGAATGGCGATATGACATCAGTAATAATTGAAGCAATAGACGCATCGGTAATAGATGAAACTATTACATCTTCAACATTTGACGTATCAGGATAAAGCGGACCAGGAGAAGAACCATTCACTGATACTAATTGATTTGCTACAAGGGCTAAGTTAATTGATAATTGAGATACAGGAGTAGACACACCACCAACGATAATATTTGGCCTGACTGTTGTAACCGTGGTATTATCAGCGAATCCAGTATTAGCGAATGCTGTGTCAAGCTTAACTCCTATTGAAGATAAACTTTGTCCGATAACGATACCAGTACGACCTCCCGCATCTTGTAATGTTTCACCCACAACAAATTCTTGATCATAGCCGAACTCACTGTTATCAAGAATAATAGATTGGTCTGAAACAAGTAATCTTGTATTATCAATCGTATACCCATAACCACCATTTACTAAATCATATTTAATTTGGCCTGAGGCTGTATCGGTAACTGCTGTAACAATTGCTTTACCAGCATTGCCATCTTTCTGATGTACATCAAGAACTTCGCCAATTTCTCTACCTGAGAGATTCTTTCTTTTTGCTCCTACACCTGATTTATCAACAATAGTAAACTTTGAAAGAGATCCATTTGTTTTACCAAACTGTACTACTTCGCCGTTTACATTACAAAGAATATCTTCATACTTATTAAATGTACCTTGAATACCATCAAGATATATCACTGGTGTTTTAATACCATTTAGAATAAAGAAGTTAATTGATCTTACAGATGCCTTTGCACCAGTTACCGAACCTTCAATGTTACGAGCTAATAAATCAAGATACTGATATTCTTTTCCAGTTTTTGAAGTAAAGAAGTTATTGTTTGGAAACATCTGTAGATAAGTGCCTTGCTTCCATTCAGAGTCAGATACCTTTTGCATCTTTTTGGCAGGGTATAAAATTTCAATTTCAAACTCTTGATAAAATATAGCAAAGAATAACTCAATACCTCGAGCAGTACCTTTTGCTCGATATAAGTCAAGTATATTTTTAACAACAAACTTAATGATGTCGGCTTTTAGTGGAAGATCAGCAAGGAACTTTTTCTTAAAAAAGATAAGCATACTATTAAGTGTACTATCAATATCTCTCGTTTCAAATAAACGTCTTGACTGATAGATATGCTGATTCTCTTGGGTTTCAGACCACTTATAATACTCTTCAACTAATTTAACAAGCTCAGGTCCATCTTCCCTGTAAATAGCGGGGAACTGATTCTTAATGAAAAGCGACAGATTTTTTTCGATTTCACCCTGAGGCATTATTTTTCTCTCTTATTAATAACTTGTTGAGTTAGTCGACTGTGGAGCTATAAACTCGTCCAAAGCCAATACTACTTTAACGTCTGTATCTCTTAATATAAACACTCGCCCCTTTGGAGCAACAACATCGTTATCTATAGTTTTCGCAGATACTTTAATCGCACTGCCTGTGAATGTGTCTACCTTAAAGTTTGTTAGTTTCACTTCACCTTTATCATAATCAATCGTGCCAGCAGTTGGATTAATAATCTGTGGATTCGTTGCCTCGTCCGTGATGATCATAATATTTCCACTACCATCATCTTGGAAGTATACACAAGTACCATTTATATCAAACGGTGTTGATTTAACCGCAGGTTTAAAGTTTGCGAAACCATTTGCCGCATTGAAATTATAAGGTTTTACTAGCGGCGTTTCAAATCTGAATGTTGGATTTGTATTAAAATTAAGTGGAGGTGAATATTCAATAACAGGACATACCACAATTTCACTACTTAATATACCTGCATCCAATCCATCAATAATACCTGATATTTTAGATCGTCTTAAAGTTTTATCAAATCCTTCAAGGTTATCATCAGAATATAGTTGAATCGCTGCTCTTACTAACGTTTCTAATTCTGCTTCACCTTTTTCTGTATTCTTTCTGCTGTAATTTACAATCACTTGCATATCACCATAAACAAACTCGGTCTGTTTAAAGATTGGTTCAATACCTAACGGAGCTCTTTCTTTCAAATAAGCTAAATAAGAATTAGATAATGTTGTAGATATAATTTGTGTATCATCATTTAAATAAACAGAAACAGCAACAC